AAGTTTGCCATCCCCCACCTCTACGCCGAGTAGAGCGGTTGATCAATGAATCGTTCGCCTGCACGATAAAGGGCAACTTATCGTCACCGCCACGTTACGGCGGAAGGTGACAGGCGACCTCAACGGCCTGATTCGTATGCACCCACGTTACGGGGCAAAGCCATCGTCTGGGCTATAGCAGGCGTTTCGGTATCGCGACGTTACAGCGAATGGTGAAACATGCCTATTGAAGCACTTGAGGGAATGACTGACGAAGATCTGTTCAAAGACGCCAACAGTGACGAAATGACAGAGATTGAACCTGTCGCTGAAGCACCGGAACCCGTTGCAGAGCAGACCGAGCCAACAGAACAAACTCAGGCCCGCGATGAGCAGGGCCGGTTTGCAGCGGAACCGCCAGCGGTTGCATCACCTGCATTGCAGGAAGAGCAGCGCGAGCGCATTCCGCTTGCGGAGTATCTGTCTGAGCGTGAAAAGCGCCAGACATTTGAGAATGAACTGAAGGCAGAGCGCGAGCGTATTGCTCAGGAGCGACAGGAATTTCAACGTCGATTACAGACGCTTGAAAAGCCGGTTGTTCAGGAACAGGCTGCAAAGCCCGATCCTCTGCTCGATCCGGAAGGATATGAGAAGTACCTTGAAAACAAATTCGAGGAAAAGCTTCTCACCAATCACCGGGAATCCAGTCTGTCCCAGGCACATCGTACCTACAAGACGGAGTTCGAAGAGGCCTATGCGGCTGCACAGCAGCAGATCGATCCTGCGCTCAGGGCTCGAATGCAGCAGTCCCGTGACCCCGGAGAAACCCTGATCGCATGGCACCGTGAGAACAAAACCCGCGCTGAAGTCGGCAATGACCCCAACGCATACTTTGACAAGCGCTTTGAGGCGTATCTCTCGGACCCGGCCAACCAGGCTAAGGTTCTGGAGCGCATTCGAGGTGGAGCGCAACCCCAGCCCGGTGCACCAAGACAGGCATCGGCAGTTAACCTCCCGCCATCGCTAACTCGAGCAACCAATGCGTCTGCGGACGTTTCCGCTGATGACAACGACATCTCGAACGATGCGCTCTGGCGACACGCTAACGCTTAAACAACGCCCGAGACTTGATGACAGACCCGCCCCAAGTGGCGGGTTTTTTATTGAGCTGACGGCCAGAAAGGACTAGCCGTCATGGCTCTCACCACCATTCAGACTAACAATAAACTCATCAAGTTCACCCAGCAGGTGAACCGTGAATGGGTTCGCGAAAACCTGTTCGCCCCGTACATGGGCGAATCCATCACCTCGATCATCCGCAAGCGCATGGAGCTCACCTCCGGCGGCGAGCAGATGAATATTCCGCTGGTTGCTCGTTTGGCGGCTACCGCGGTCGGTTCTGGCGCTCTTGCTGGAAACGAAGAGGCCGTTGACAACTACGGAATGCGCGTCTGGATCGACTGGGCGCGTAACGCGATCAAGACCAACAAGGCGGAAAAGCAGAAGGACTCATCGGCGATCTTCGATGTGGCCCGTCCGCTTCTGTCGGATTGGTTGAAAGAACTGAACCGAGATGAAATCATTGATGCGTTCTACGCGCTGCCTTCGGAATCCGCGCCTGCGGGTCTCGGTTCGGCGCCAGGCCAGCGTGTCAACGGTATCCTGTTTGATGCAGCGACCGCTGCTCAGCGAAATACCTGGGTTGTGGATAATGCTGATCGTGTCGTATTCGGGCAGTTGAATTCGAACTACTCGGTAACATTCGCGACCGCTACGGCGACGCTGGACACCACGAACGATATCGTCAACGCGGCGAACATGAAGTTTCTCAAGCGCGTTGCGCGTGCGGCGAACCCGAAAATCCGGCCCTTCCAACTGAAGGACGGCCGGGAATACTTCGTGGCGTTTCATGGTTCACGGACCTTCCGCGATCTGAAGGCTTCTCTGGACACCATCAACCAGACCACTCGCCCTCGTGAAGGTGACGGCTTCAACAAGAACCCGATCTTCCAGGACGGTGACCAGATGTATGACGGTGTTATCCATCGGGAAGTTCCGGAAATCGATACCCGTGCCCCGACGTTCTATGCGACAGCGGGCTCTGGCGGCGGCGCTACCGCGAACGTTCGGCCAGTTTGGCTGTGCGGTCAGTCGGCGATGGCGATGGCTTACGGACAGATGGCCAAGCCAACCCAACTCGACAACACCGATTACCAGTTCAATCGTGGTGTCGGCATCGAGACTGCTTACGGCATCGCCAAGATGTTCAAGAAAACCACCGGAGGCAACCTCAAGGAATGGGGTATCTGCACCGGATTTTATGCCGCTCCGGCTGACGCGTAATCGAGCGAGAAAAGGAAAACTCACATGGCTAACTATCCTGCCCGCTCAAGCGGTGACCAGACTGTCAACTACCTCCGGGCGCCGATTGCGTTTACGCTCGGATATACCGGTGTTCAACAGGTCGGAACGTTACCCGCTGGCTGCGTCGTTCTTCGGGCATATATCGCGGTGTCAACCGCGTTTAACAACGGTTCTACCAATACGATGAGCATCGGAACTGTTGCAGCCGCTACAGGCTACAGCACCGCTCTTGCGCTCGGCACTGTGGGCCTGATCTCTGGCAGTACATTGGCGGCTGCCACTACCACGACGCCTACGGTTGATACCCCGGTGATCGCTACCATGGTGTCAACCGGTGCAGCGGCAACTACGGGCGCCGGCTTTGTCGTCGTCGAGTATCTTCCCGTAGCATAACCTTGAGGGGCGGGCCAAAAACCCGCCCTTCTCCTTTCTTTGGAGACTTCATGCGAATTGGCCTTTGCACGCCTTGTTATAGCGAACAGGTTCATTACGAATATATGCTTTCTGTGATGGCCGTTGACCGCATGGCGGTAAAACTAGGTCATGAACTGAAAGCCTATATAGCCGCAGGAACGGCTATTCTACCTAGGGTTCGCAATCGTCTGGTAGCCCAGGCCATGCAAGACCAGTGCGACTGGATTGTATGTATCGATGACGATATCGGGTTCAATGCTGCGGACTTCTTCAAACTGTTCAATCACGGCGAGGGTGTTGTAGCGGCGGCTCCTGCCAAACGTCATCATAGCTGGGATGAAGCCCCGGCGGCGATTGCCAAATTCCCGCAGGGAAATATTACCGGGAAGATCACCAAGGCTGGCCGGATCTGGAAAATGGATGCGGTAGCAACCGGGTTTATGGCAATTCACTCAAGCGTCATCAAGCGTATGGAGTCGGTGACGACTCCATATATTGCTGACGGAAGTCCGGTTCGAAACTGGTTCTGGCTCGATATGATAACGATCGACGGCCAATTGATGGACGAAGGCGAGGATTACAATTTCTGCCGCAAGTTTATCGAAGTCGGAGGCGAATGCTGGATAGATCCAGATATTCGGGTTCGGCACTATACCGGCAGTGTGTGTCATGACGTTTGTCTGGCAGATGCAGAAATCAAGGAAGAGGAAGCGGCATAATGGCTAAACTAACTTGGATGGGCGAAGACGATCTGCATGATGGCGCCGCCGGCCCATCATTCACTACGGCTTTTGGCGGGATCAAGTTTTCGAAGGGTCAGCCAGTCGAAGTGACGGACAAGTGGATCATCGGAAAGGCACGACACAACCAGTTTTTTGAAGTCGAAGGACCGGATGAATTCGCATCGATGCATTCGGAGCCAAAACGTCGAGGTCGTCCGCCGAATGTAAAGACTGACGCCGAAGCCAATGGCTGATGCCAACTATTGGGACAATGCTGCCTTTGGCACCACAAGCCCAGCGGAGACGGCAGAGAAGCCGCTGAGCATGTGGGATAAGCTGTTCGGGGGAGCTATCAACTCACTAGCGACGCTGCCAAAGCGAGCGATCGATGCGAGCACTCAAGACGTGCAGCATTTAGGCGAACCGGACTATCAGCGGCAATCGATCGCTCCAGCAGTTGAAACAGCCATGACAATGACTGGTGGGGCTGGTGTTGTTCCTGCGGAGGCTAATTCGCTAAGGATGGGCATCAAGGCCTATCACGGCTCTCCGCACGACTTCGAAAAATTTGATCTATCCAAAATAGGAACGGGCGAGGGCGCGCAGGCTTACGGACATGGGCTGTATTTTGCGGAGAATCCCGCCACCGCTCAAGCCTATAGGGAAACTCTATCTGGCAATAAAGGCTTAGATGCTCATGATCTGATGACTAATATGTTGCAGTCTCATAAAGGAGATTATGCAGCGGCTGCAAGAGAGCTTCAAGGAAGAATTGATTCAGTCCAACAAATCCCAGAAAAATACAGGGCAGATATTTCAAAGACCAATCTGCCGGAAGCAATAAGGATGCTGCAAGAAAACGCTGCTCCCAAGGGGCGCATGTATGAGGTCAACATCAACGCTGACCCGGCACACTTCCTAGATTGGAATAAGCCGCTGTCCGAACAGAGCGGACATATCAACGATAAGCTAAAGAATGTATTTGATAGTTCTTTGCAGGGCAGAGAGGCTTATCAATCTCTCATCAAGGATCGTGCTGGCGGTGGAATGACATCTTCCGGGATTAAACTCGGGGCAACGCCGGAGGCTGCATCCGGACGTTTTAACGCAACCGGAATCCCCGGCATCAAATACCTTGACCAAGGATCTCGTGGCTCTGGTCAAGGCTCGTCAAACTACGTCGTGTTCAACGATAAGCTGATCGACATCATAAAAAAATATGGTCTGGCCGGAATAGCACCTCCCGCTGCTGCGATGTCTTACGATAACCTAATGCGGAATAATCAATGAAAACCCGTCAACAGATCCAGTTCAAGGCCTTCGCCATTCTCACGGGTGGCGATGTCGGCGTGGGCGTGTCCGCTGAGGATGCTACGGATCTGGACGGATACATTGATAGCGTCGTTGCGGAAGTGAACGCTGACGGCACTATCTATATCAACGATCCGGATGAATTGGCGGACGAGCTATTCATCACGTTTTGCAAGATGGTCGCCAATGCTGCGGCAGATGAGTTTGCAGGTACGTCCGATGAAGCCAAAGCATTGATATACCGAAACCGTATGAGGGTGCTGTCAAGGCAGACGCCGGGGTATAGCCCTCAGGTTGTAGAGTACTTCTAGTGCCGGACTTTAGCTATCAGAACCTCTTCAATGCGATGACGCCACAAGTGCCACCATCCCAGACGCCAATGATGGATGGTCTTTCAGGTGCCGTTCCTAGTTCAGATCTTCTAGCCATGATGCGGGCTAAGCAGGCTCAGCAGCAAGATCCAAGGTTGATTTCACGCGAGATCAACCCCGGCCAGACTTGGGGAGGCCGTGATCCGAATGCGATACAGCCTAACGACGTTATGCAATCGTACTATAATCCGCCGCCACCGGATCGGATCTGATGGCCAAAGCCACCCCTGCTGTCCCCATACCATGGCCCTTAAGTTCCTCACCCGGAGGATCATCGCAGGAAGGCGCTGGCCGGCTGATCAACTGCTATGCTGAGCCTTTAGGGAAAGATATAGAGGCATCCAAAAAGTTCGCCCCGCCTCGAGCCGTCTGGCGCAAGTCCCCCGGACTCTCCCTGTTCGGCGCGTCCGGTCAAACCGGATTCCGCGGTGCTATTCTGGTTGACAGCACGGTCTATGCGGCCTGGTCCGGGAAGGTTTCGAAGTTCACGTCGGCAGGTGCCGAGACGCTGTTAAGCGGGGCTCTTACGGGAACCGAGCTGGTATTCTGGGCGCAGAACAACAAGGCAACGCGGGATGTGGTTGCGGTTGCACCTGGGACCGGGGCGTTCTCGGTTTCGACTACCACGG